CTTAAAATCAGTAGATATAAGATCATCTTTTAGTTTATCTACGAGAGAAACAAATTCACGACAAGCAAAATATAGGATATGTGTAAAAAATACTGATGATGTAATCAAGTTTATTAATCTCATAAAACCACATATAGAAACAGAAAAGAGAGTTAAACAGATAATATTAGCAGAAGAGGCATCAAAAATAATACAATATAAAGAGCATCTACTTGAATCAGGATTTAATAAATTAATAGATATAATGGATGAATGTAGAGAATATAGGAATCTAAGCTCAAAAACTAATGCAAAATATTCAAGAGAATACTTTGAAAAGTTATGGATAGATAGAGGAGGGTTTTATGCATTTAAGCCAAAGAGAAATAGGATAAGCAGAAGAGAGTGGGATAACATATTAAAAATGAGGGAAGATGGATATACATTAAAACAGATAGGAGAAAAATATGGTGTTAAGTTACAATCGATAGACTATATATTAAAAAAAATAAAAAAGGGAATCAGGCATACATAAAGACAATAGCTAAGATTTAGCTTACATTGCCTTTAAATATTTAATCGCGCCTAAGGCTCTTGGGTTTGTCGAGATTAGCTGGAATGCAGTGACTAGCAGGCTCCTCTGGTAGAGGTTGTCTGGCTGAAGCATATCCGCGTCGTTACTCTGCAACAGTGATGTTGGTAGTGCATACCTCTGCTCTAGTGCGTCGAGGTCGAGGAAGTAGATGTTTCCTATGTCCTGATCTGTTACCGTTGCGCTGATGTTGGTGCTTACCTCTCCGGCGATGTACTCGCTGGTGAAGATAGGCATCTTGACGTTTCTGCTTCTGAAGCTCGCCACCTGTAGACCTACGTCCCTACCAGCCCTTGTGTTGACACCATTGATGCCGTAGCTGATATTCATTGGTCCGTCGATGAACCTCTCCTTGTTTCCATAGATGTACTGGATTTCATCAAGAGTTGAGTCACCCATGAACAGAACATAGTTCTTATTCTTAGAGTATTTCTTGATTGCCTTCATTACATCATCGATGTAACCTAAGTCTACGATACGAGCGGCTGTTGCGATACTGTTTCCATCTCCGGCTCCTGCACCGAAGCTGTCACTTGTATCTGTGCTCCTATCGACTAGGGCTGATGAGTTTCCGTAGTGTAGGTCAGGGTCTGCCGCACTGTTGACGTAGTCGGTGTGTGCCTCATCTGACGAGGATATAATCCTGTCGAGGCTTTCAACGAATAGGTTACTGGACCCATCGTTGTTGACTGAGTCAACGGTTCTTAGCATATACTTCTCTATCTGGAAGGGGAAGTTGTCTACGTGGTAAGCCATGTTCTTCACGGGGTCTTGCTTTGGCTCATCCTTGTAGGATGCGATGACACTGGATACCCAGCTTTCCTCCCATGGGTCAGCCATGAACGCTGGATACATATTCTCCAGGTTTACGACTGTGGGTGCGGATTCAACGCTTCCACTTGTGAATGGTGTACTAGATGTCCATATTCCCTGTAAACCGTTTACATCCGTTGGGATGTACTTCATTGAGTCTCCTTCAGCCTGATAGGTGGTTTTCCTAAGCAGTTGCTGTAGTGTAGAGTCTCGGCTTACTGTCCACTGGTGAATGTCAAGGCTGTACTTTGAGTTAAAGCCTGCCGTATATGGGGCTGTAGGTGCGTCCCATGGGGTCATAGCTTTCTTGAATCCTTCTGGTGCTCCTGCTGGCATAACGCTTGCTGATACCTTTCCTAAGGTACCACCCATTCTGCCGAGCACTGTCTGGATTCCACCTCCGTACATCATCTTGAGATATTTCTCACCGTATGGTAGTCTTGGTAGTAGTGGCATTTTAGTAGTCCTCCGTGAACAAACTCATTGACGAGGTTGCCTGCTTTGCATTTTCCATTGAAGCATTAACATCTAGCTCTACTGGGGCTTCTGGCTCAACATGAGGGGGCATAAAGCCTTTCTTGAAGGCGGCACCAATTTTGATCTTGGTTCCTTCAATCTCTGTGTCAAGCAGTCCCTTTAGAACTTTAGTTACAACAGTGGCACTGAATGTGTCTGACTCGATGACATCTTTAATCATCTTTGCGACCTTCTCGGTCTCAACCTTCTCAGCTTTCTCGGATTCCGCGATTACCGCCTTATAGAATTCGAGGTCTGTCTCAAAGTCTTCCCTCTTCAGGGCTTTCTCAACAGTCTCAGCTGGTACCTCAGGAACCTCAGGAACCTCTGGTATTTCAGGTACCTCGGGGACTTCAGGAACTTCAGGAATTTCAGGAACCTCAGGAACCTCTAAATGTTTCTCAACACTAGCGATTTCTAGTTTCTGCTCATCGGTCAAATCTTCAATAGCCTTTAGCGTCTTCAACGCGTCCTCGTTTCCAATAGATGCACTAAATAGTGCCTTCTGGAAGTCGAGTGCTTTCTGCATAGCTTTTAGTTCGTCTGGCATGATTGCTCGTATATCACTACCACCTACACCAGTATAAGGCTTACCTGTGTTAACATCTATATCAGATGTTATTGGTTGTGATTTAATGATGAAGCTATGTGCACCTTGGTTAACTCCCTGTGTACATGCACTGATATCGTATAATGATTCAACGAATACTACATCTTTGCATACTCCACCTCCACAGTCTTGTTCAACTGTTCTGATATCTCCACCTATACTGAGCATTAGTTTTTTTCCTGCTTTCATTTCATCTTGATAAAACTTTGCTCTACCTAAGTCACTGAACACCTCAGCTACGATGAATTGTCCCCTCATTGGGTATTGGTCACTTACATCGTACACCATATGTGTAAACCATTCAAGTCCATCACTGTCAACAACTTTCTCAACTGGCATCAATGCACCTATCTGTGCGTTGCTGTGGTCACCAAGTAGGTTCCATCGTTCAATACGTTCAACCATTTTCTGGAATGCTTTATCTAGTGAGGGGAGGTCAAATGATTGTCCTTTCAGGTCAGGGACTATGGTTCCTTCCGCGTTCCTTAGTTCAGGTGAAGCGTACCCTCCAATTATGAATCGTGGGTCATTTTCTGCTTTAATGACTTTAGTGAATTCCTGTTTAAGTGTCATGGATTTAACTATTGCTTTTAACTGTGGATGAGTTAACCCTTTCTCTACACCGTAACATTTCTCACATAGGAAAGACTTATAGAATATTTCAGCCTGGTCTCCACATGTTTCACATTTCTCTGTTTTGCATAGTATAGCTAACTCTATGTGTCTCTCGGCGCATGTCATAGCTGTTACTGTTGTTTCATCGAATCCACGGGTAACGAGTGCTTTAATTATTTTTGTGTCATCGGTCATGTCTATTCCTCTTGCTGTCTGTTAGCTTAGTTATCATATTGTCTTTGATGATGTTAAATCTTTCTCCCATTGCGTCAAGTACTTCATCGAAACCTTTCTTTCTTTTCTTCATGCATGGTGAGCTTGGTGTTCTTTTGAAACAGAAATGGTCTTGCCCATCTAGTCTACAGGTGCATGGTTTGAGGTTACGGTAATCTATTTTAAGTGCGGTCATTGCGGTTATGACTTTCCACTGTTTTCTTGTTGATTACTTTATCAGATGTTGCACTGACTTTTTTACCGTCAACTGTTTCACCTACACCTCGTCCACCTGGTACCCAGTCCTCGAATATTCCGTCGAAGACTATTTCCCCGGCTTCGTTGATGTTGGCTTTGATTCCAGCGTTACGGTATGTTGATACAGTCATTGCTTTCTTGTGTCCAACATCTGCCTCGATGAGTTCATCCTTATCCTGTAGGTCTCGGAATCTGATAACATAGTCTGTGATTCCGAATACAGCGAATACTCCATCCCAGTGCTCCTCAAGTTCGTTCTGGTTTTCGATGACTGTGTTATCGTGAACCTTCACCTGTAACATAGCTTTGTTGGTTCCACTGTCCTTCCCTGTTGCCATAACAACATGGATTGGTTGAACTCCCCATATTGAGCAGAGTCCCTGTATCACCATGGTATAATATTCTAGGCTACGCATCTCAGCTGGATCATACATGGTTTTAATCATGCCAACTGGTTTATTGCTACTCACCATCAACGTCTGTGGTTTCTTGCTGGTCCTCGCTTGACCTGAGATTGAATCGATTTTGTTTAATGCTTCTGCTTGAAGTTTAACTGATAAAGCGATTATATCAACTTCATCCTGATCATGTTCTGGGAAGTTGAGTATCTGCTCCATCTGTCCTCCCTCGTATACGTCTGCGAACCATCTGTCAAAGTTGCGTAGGCTCTCAATTACATCCCACGCTGATACTGCCCTTGGTACACCGAATGGGTATGGTAGCACCATGTTTGCGCTACCGTAATGTAGTTCATTTTCCCCCCAATAGGCTTTGACTTTGGTTGCTATCTCCTGCACATAATGTACTTGTTTAAGCAGTGAATGACATTTTGGGCATAGTCCTGGTTTATCTGATACTGTTTGTTCTCCGTCACTGTTTGTATCCGGGTTACATAGTGGACACGCATATTTCTGTGCGTTGAATATTCCTCGTTCATTCATCAATGGTTTAATGTACGCTGGGTTCTCAACATATATTTCACTTGGAACTGCGGCTACTGCACTCTCCTCTAACCCTTCAATATACATTGGCGCGTATGCTATGCTGGTGTAGAATGCGTCTAATGCTAAGTTGTAGTAGACTTGACTCTTCACCATGTTACTGAACTTAGTATTACTACGGTTAGGGTTGCCAATTAACTTCTTCAACATTTTGCGGTGAGTTGGGTCTGGTTTACGTAGGTCTGTGCTTTCACATTCAGTGCATTTATTATCTTCTAGGTTTTTTACAGTGAACTCTGCGTCACAGTTATTGCAGATTAGTTTGAATTTTGGTTGAATCTCTAATCCTGGTCTCATAACTTCGCTAACTATTGGTCTGAATATTTGTTGACATACCCATGATTCACTTAGTTTCTGTAGTATGAGTGGTTGATTCTGTTTAGGGTTTCGTGTCTTGTTTCCGGGTTGTCCACTGAACTCGGGTATAGTTGATAAAACTTTCATGAATTGACCATATGGGTCAACAGGCATGTATGGTTTACCTTTGGTGTAGTTACCAATAAATCCCAATATACCTTTGCTCTTAGCCATAATTATTCTTCCATGTATCATGTATCGTGCTACCATTTAAATATTCTACCAATTTATGAACCTGAACCCTATTGTTTTACGTTTACCCATACCCATTGCGATCCAGCAGGCTAGGCTGTCAGCTATTACGGTGTCATCGTATCCGTTTCCTGGTGCCTTATACCTGACTTTTCCTGAGCTTGTTTTCTCTGAACCATAGTTACGCAGTTCCTCGATGAGTATTCCTGCTTCCTCTGGTATGCTATGTTTCTTTGTGGCTATGGTGAGTGCTAGGTTGTCAACGATTCTTTGTTTACTCTCGTTTGTGAGACTCATCGCGTCCACTCGTTTATAGTGTTCACGTATCATCTCGTATACTGGTTCACCCATACCTGTACTGTCTACAAGTATTCGTGCATCGTTATAGTCTTCAGCCATACTAATGAGATCATTCACCTGGAACCTGAAGCTTCTACCTCTATATCTTAGCATGTTGCAGACCTCTAGGTCACTGTTTACAACTATGGCGCAGAAGTAGTCGTTTGTTCTTGCGATGTCTGCCCCAATAAAGTATTTACCTGATGGTCTCGCTTCCTGATATTTGCCGCCTTTCTCGATGACTTTTCCTGTTCCTTTGAACACGAAGCTTACATCTTCAAGGAATCGTCCAGCTATCTCCTGTAAGAATGTTGGTTGTGCTCGTTTAGCTTGACGTACAGCTGAAGCCATATCTGTCCAATGTGGGTTTGTCCACGTTGGGAATCCACCTGGATAATATTGATGTATTCGTTCACCTGTTATCGGCATATTTCTGAATGGTACATACCATGACTCATATTCTGGGTCATAATGTCGTTTGAATCCTCTTAATCCTTTCATCCATTCATCATAGTACCAGTTTAAGCCTTGAGGTGTTGACGCCATACATGCGTACCCGGCGTGACTACTGTCACTAAGGTTTGGTCGTAGATCGCTTTCCCATACTTCTTTCCTAACCCTACTTGTCTCATCTATAATCATGAAGTCTACTCCTTCACCTAGTAGGCTCTTTGGGTTTTCAGCTGTTTTGAACTCCATACGTGACCCATTCTGGAACTCGATGATCCGGTCCTTCACTAACACTTTTCTGATGAGTGGAATGGTTAATCTATCTGTGACTTTAATTGTAAGCGGAGACCATTCCCTAAGTATTCTTTTCCAAGCAATAGTGCTGAGGCTATGCTGAGGCGCTACCCACCATACAAGTGCACCTGGTACACCTATCCACTGGAAAGCTTCCCAGATGAGCATAGTTGTTTTACCCCATTTTCGCCCACATTGTCTCTGAATTGATCCAGATATCATTACTTTTCCATCATCTGTGCTTATATTGTACACTTTACCATTGTAATGTTTCTTAGTTATTTTTGTTATTGGGACATAGAAACTGTCATCTATCT